GTTGGAGTGTGGCGTGCCTGTGCGAATTGCATCCTGATTACATGCCCATCAACAAGCACCACCACGGCTTTGCGCACGTGCGTGTCATGGACACGGGCGAGTTTGAAGTGAGCAACTACCGCATTGTAAATGGAAAGATTCGTTAAAGAAAAAGCCCCCACCGTTGTGAGGGCTTGTTCAATCAATAACGAAAAACAATGATGCGTATTATCACATAACCGTTGCAAATATAGCACATGGGTATTAAGCTTCCAAGTTGCTATCAGGTAAGGAATCCACAACTTGTATTTCTTTGGATATATTGCTATCAATAGGTGCAGCAATAATGCGTCCGCTACTAAGGATTAGAAATCTATTCATCAAGCAAGTCGTAGACTATTTTACCGAACTGCTCATATAGGACTTCTAATGCATCTTGCGTTGGCTCATCGTGATTGCCATACTTCACTTCATTACGCATCATGTTCATGATGTCTTTGAGCGCATCCTTGTAGCGGGCAGCATTCAGCGTGTAGCTGTATTCTACTTCGTCTTCGGGTAGATTAAAGGTTAGTGTTGCTTTCATCGTATTTTTTGATTTGGTTGCACAGGTCTCTTAGCGAGATTGCTATTATCCACAAAGGGATTGCTACAATTATTGCTGCTATCATATTACTTGGGTTTTATTTGGTTGTCCAGTTTCACCATCCCTGTACCCATCATTGTATGAGTTATGGATGTGGTTCATTTCAATCGTTTGCACTGCGTTCAATAGCCCTTCCATTTCTGCCCATGTCATTTTGATGGCTTGACCTTTGAACCTGCGCTTGAGCGTTAGGTGCAGTCTGCGAATGGCGGTTTCTTTTTTCTCTTGTGTCATTGTGCTTGTCGGATAAAAAGTTCTTGTCTGATTCTAATTAAAGTTCTATTGATGTAATCCTTTTCCGATGGTGTTTTACCAACCATCCCCAGGTACTTGTGGCGAAGCAGCCGCAACTCGTCATTGGTTAGGGACATCATTTCTTTTCGCTTCATACTTTGTCAATTTTAGTAGTTCGTTCTTTACGTGCATGTAGTATGCTTTCACGCTGTAGTATTCACCCGTGCCTTCGAAGTCCTGCATTATCTCATCAGGTGCGTTAGTGATTGCCTCATCGACACAATAGAGCGCAGCGTTCACTGCTTTGAGATGCACCACTGCAAGTTCCCCTAACTGCTCACCGCCTTCGACTATGTCAAAATAGTTGGAGTACAGTTGCCATGCCTTTTCCTTTGCTTTCATTGTTTAGCTTATTGATTAATTCGATTACTTGTTCTTTGTTGTAGTAGTGCTGCATTGAATTGCGCACATGGTCTTTGAGTTGGTCAGTGGTCATTATTTATCTTCAAATGTTAGAAAATAATACTCTTCCGCTACTGGCAATGTAGCTTCACAATTTGCCCATGTTCTACGCCAATACTGTTCTTCAATTGTATAACGAATAGCATCATACATCTGCTCTTTCTCCATTGCTTTGGCTTGTTCAATAATCTCTTTTGGTATATCTGTTATCATATGATAGTTGTTATAAACAACTCCTTTGTGGTTGACTTGCTCTATTAACCACTCTACTGCTGTTTGTTTTTTCATAGTGATAAAGTATTAAGGTATTCACGCCACATTGGTACACGCTCCTGAAGCTTTGCGATTGCTGCCTCATCATACGCAATACTCTTTTCGTGTATGCGCTCTTGAACTGGTATGTCGTACACCCATTCGGTGCGGTGCGATTCCAAATCTGCATCCGGGTAATCGCGCATGAACTGCTCCATGTCGTATATCATGTTGCGCTCAATGCTCTGCGCCTTCTTGATAAAGGTAGGGTCACCTTGTGGATCAATAAGATTGAGCCTGCGTGCCAATCGATACTTCTCATCGTTAATCATTTCGATGGGTGCATTGACAAGCACGAAGCAGAAGGTTGCAGTTGGTGCGCCCGTTAGCCACATGTATGCCTGCCCTTGCCAGTAGTAGTCTTTGCTCAAGTCATCCTGCTTTGAATCCATGAAGGTGTGGATGCTCCATGAAGATTTGATGTCAGGCACGTTCAAACACTTGTCGTTGTCATCAATAATGAGCAGGTCGGGCGTGCCTTTCACAAATTGGTTTTGGAACATCTGCTCGTTCTTGAACACGATTTGTTTGCGCTCACGACGCCACATGTCTATGGCATCATTCTCAACCGCCAAACCTTTTTCAATGTACTTGTTGCTGATTTCTTTGTAGCGTTTGTACTTGTGCTGCACATAGACTTCCAGTAGTGCGCTCTTTGTGGTTTCGCTAAGACCTGTTTTGGTTCTTGCATCGGTCATCAACTTACCAAGTTGTGACGCTCTAAATAATACGTTTTCCATTTGTTGTTGTTATTGATGGTCAAATATACAATTATTCGCCAAGACCGTACAGGTCTTTTTTGGCGTTGAGTTCATCGCCTACCTCAGCCAATACCTCAGGACTGCAGGCCTTGAAGATTTTCATGAGCTGAGTGATGTCGGTTGCCTGCTGAATGAGTTCGCGCACATACGCCACATCCTGCTCATGCCCACGACCAAGCGCACCCTTCAACTTGAATGGCTTGTATGTGTCTTTGTTCTTGCGGTTAAGGTCACGACCGAACACCTTGCCAAGTGACAATGCAGCGTTTTTAAGGCACTCTGCTTTGAGTTTACCAAACGCCAAGTCCATTGCGTTAGCTTTCTTGTTATCGGGGTTTAATGCCCATCTATTGCGATCGCTACCAAATACGTTGTCGGGTACTTTGTCTACCATGATGATTACCGATGCGGCACCGGTGCGCTTTAGTTCGTATCCGCTGATGGGGTGAATCACGACTAACTCAAGTGATGCCTGCACTTCGTTAGCAAGTACCGCCCATTTAAAGTTCTCAGTGCGCCAATGCCCAAAGAATAATTCATCCAGGGTGGTTTCAACGTGGCTGATGACTAAGGTTTGCGCCTTCTTGTCGGGTGTAGATTCAACTCCGAGCGGGTCGGGTTCTGCATTGAGCATCTGCTGAAACTTCTGCAATGCTTCAAGATTGTCTTTGTGAAAGTTCATGTCGTTATTGATTATTGATTGGTTTGCTTAGTGATTCATTAGGCAGTCGTTCAGTTCTTGGCAGTAGCTTAGAACTGCGAAGATGATAATTGCGCCAATGATGTAACGGAGAATGGTAGATGCTTTTTTCATGTGATAAGATTTATTGTTATTGATAGGGCGAAGATAGTGCAACTACTTACACTCACCCTGTTAAAAATTGTTAAAATTGCAATTGGTTACAAATTGTAACCACCTTGACTATACCTATAAGGGTATAAATGCAACACAATTACCCTCGTTTATACTCTCAAGGGTACACTACGCCCACGAATAGCTACCGTAATTTGGGAATAGTTCAAAGTACATGCGCATCATAATAGCATCAGCGTAATCGGGTGACTTACCGTGCATGCGGGCTATCTCATCTTTGCCAATTACGGCTAACTTGCCATCGGCTTCGGGTTGCCTTCTGCGTATCATGTCCAGTTCTTGCACGATGACATCGCGGAACTGATTCACTTTGAAGATTACTTTGTTCTGCTCGATTAATTCTGCTAACTTAAAATAGCACTCAGCCTTTTGATTGGTGAACTTATCTGATTGCTTGGCTCTGCCGCCATTAAGGAAGCCGCGACACTTTAAGCTATCAACCACGCCACCACCTACACCATCTTCATCACAGATCACATTGCTTAATTTGATTGCGTGCCTGTCGCATAACTGGCGAATGGTAGCGACAACAGTTGTTATTGGTTGCTTGCGTAGTTCGTGTATCTCCATCAACTGCAAACCATGCCATACGCAAATGACACTACGGTCTTTTCCAAGTCGTGCGATGTCGGCACTGATGTACTTTTCACCTTTGGCTTCTTCATCCCGGAAGCAGCGCACCAAATCATCGTATTGGTACAGGTTGTCCACGCTTTCATCGTATTCCCAATCTCCATACAACAATCTTCGTCTATCTATTTCGGGCAACCGTTCAAGTGTTTCGATGTAGCTTTCAGGTAGGTGTGGGTTGTCCGTTGGTAGCGATGGGATGAATGCAAGGTGCTGCGCTAAGTTATCTGCTTTGAATGGTGCGTAAAACTCATTGTAAAGCCATCCTTTGGACGGATTGCACGTGAGCAGCATCTTGGGTGCTAAATCAAATTCGCGTAGCTTAAAACGGATGCGTGATTGCAATATGTCAATTGCCCTCTTTGATACCTGCGCAGCTTCATCCACATACGCATCGGTCAACTCCAGTCCACCGAGTGCGTGAAATTCAGGGTCACTTGGATAAGCAAACAAGTCTTTCAGGATTATCTCGCTGCCATTACTGAACGTGATAACGTGCGTTTGATTATTAATGGTGTAGTGTTCATTTGGCGCAAGTCCAAACATCTGCGCTACCTCAAAGAATGTCTTCAGCGTGGTCTTCTTTAACGTATCCAACTTACTGCGACCTATCAAGCCTCGCGTGCCTGGATACTTAAACCTGCGGCTTATTTGCCATGCACAACCAATGAATGACTTACTTCCACCTGCTGCACCACCGAAAAGCACCACACGTGCCGGGTGTGAATTACCCAACACACGCAGTGCTTCATTTTGTTTCGGCAGGTATTCTATCATAATCTTTTGTAGTCACAACAGGAGTCGAACCTGTGGGCAAATGGGTACAATGTCGGTTCCATACAAACCACCCATCCACTCTATGTATGCTCAGCATTAAG